GCCAGTTCAAGCAATACTCCGCCAAGGCCCGCGATACCACGAATGATAGTATTGGTGTCCAGCTTTCCGATCTTTTCAATTGCGGCGGAGAAGATCAACATAGCTCCTCCCAGCAACATCAAGCCGGTGCTTGTCATAGCTAAACCGGCAGCATTCTTCAGCTTGATTTTGCTAAGAATAAAAGCGAATGCGGTTATCGCCGCCAACATGATCCCGATGGTAAGCACAGCATCACCCAAACGATCTGGGTCGATTTTAGAAACGATGTAAAGTGCACCGGCAATCAACGCGAGAGAAGCAGCTATGTTTAAAATGGACTTCGTAATGTCCTTCTTGGAGGAGAAAGACTTTAGTGCATCTCCGATGCCATCTGATATATCTTCGATTCCGCCGCAGATTTTCTCTTTAATATCGATGAGGCCCTTGATGAACTTTCTGACCTTGAGGATCAGTCCGCCACCAAGCACAGCTCCGATGACTACAGCCAAATCAGCGCCGTCCATATTGGTTACGAAATTCTTGACGGCATCGATGACTCCAGAGAAGAAGACCTTGATGCTCGACAGAATGCTGTTTCCGTCAAAGAATTTACTGATCTTCTCTCCAATTCCCTTAAATCTACCGAACCACTCCTTCAGCTTTTCAACGATACCCTCGGGACCGTTGCTGAACAGATCCTTCACGGTCTGAATGAACTGTTTCACAGCATCAATCATACGTTTGATGAACGTGACGACCTTTTCAACAACCTTCTGAATCCCACCGGTTTCTTTCAGATGCAGGTTAAATTCAGTGATCTTATCAGCGCCTTTGGCGATCAGTTCGACCAGGCCTCCAGCATACGGAGTAACGTATCCGAATAACTGCCTGGCGACTTCCCATACGCCGCCAATAACCTGACGGATGATATCCAGTGCATTGGCGAAACCAGCCACAATGCGACGGATCTTATCCATCTTTTCTTCGTTTTCAGTGAACTCTCTTAAGTAGTCCGTAAGCTCACGAAAACCCTTGGTCATATCGAGAAGCTGTTGACCGGTTTTTGGCGGGAATATCTTCTGAAACTCTTCATGGACGAGTCCAACGATATTCTGTATCGCATAAACGATATTCCAAAAACTCTGAATGAGCTCGTCACGTCCGCCAAGATCTTTCCATTCCTTGACAATCTTGTTTCTCGCTTCAGCGGATTCGCCAATGATCTCACCAAAGAAATCACTAATGCTTGTGAGCAACTCTTTAGCTTCTTCGAAATCGCCTATAATGTATCGCCAAGTCTCTGTCCACCCAGACTGGGCTGCTTCCTTTAGTGTATCGAACAACTGAGTAAAGGTCTTAACCTTCGTAGCAGCCTCAGTGGCTTCATTAGCGAGGCGAATTATTTCATCGGCTTCTTGTGGAGTATATCCTTGGGCAAGGAGCTCGCCTTTTTTCATTTCCATCGCCTGAGCGATGCCCTCTTCCATATTCTCCTTTGTATAGCCCATTTCCTTGGCTATTTCCTCAAAGTCCCAAGAGAACTGGTCGAGTGTTGTCGCCAGAATATCGGATGTGAACCAACCTGTAGACAGAGATTCCTTGAATCCCATTTCATCGACGATTTCCTGAACCGAACGTTTTACACGCTTCTTGACCCTTTTCCCGTTTTTGTCAATCTCTTCGACTGTGACATCTACAGTTTTTCCCATTGCCTTTGCTGAGCGGAGCACGGCTTTTTGAAATACCTCTCCGCCCATACCGGCACGCATGACGCTGTTCCATTGATATGCCGTAACAGTCCCTGCGCTCATAGCTTGAGAAAGCATATACATCGCGTTGCTGGCCTGTTCAGCATTTGAACCAGATACAGCAGCCAGGTTTGCAATACCCTGGATTGCAGCGACAGATGTATCCAAATCAACACCGGCAGCTGTAAAACGACCGATGCATTCTGTCATCTGAGTAAAATTGTAGATGGTTTTATCAGCGTAATGATTCAACTGATCCAGTCGATCGTTGATCAATGCCACTCGATCGGCCTCGTCCGTGATCCCTTGTTTTGCCATGGAATCATATGTGTTTGCCAGAATCGTCTGAATAGAGCCGATCTGAGTTTCATACTCATCTAAACCGGTCCTAATAGGATCAATGGTGAGCGCCTCGACGAAGCTCTTTACCTTCATGGCAGCGTTCAAAGCCGCGTCGCCGATCCTGTTATAAACATTTTGCACCAGATTGCCCATGAAGGAGAATCGATCGGCAACCGATTGAGCCGCGTCAGCCAATCGACTGAGGTCAATGTTTTTTGCGGCTCTGTCGATAGCTTCGAGTCCCTTTGCCGATTTTTCTAAGTCAAGACCTTTTTTCAGATTGTCAAGCGACTTTACGCTTTCCTGGATGCCGTCTTCAAACTGTTTGTTGTCAAACTGCATCTCAACAACGCGCTTATCGACATTGTTACTCACGACGTTACCTCCCTCCAGGCTTCATCGGCCAGCTGGTCGAAAATCGGGCGAAGCGCTGGATTGATGTAGTCAATTCCCTCGACATAGCCTCCAGTTCCGGTTCCATGGCCGTATTGCAGGATCAACGCAATGTTGACGCCTTCATTGATGTTGGTATTGGTCCAAAAAATAGAATAGCCGTCGGAGTTCTGAACGATCTCATAACCCCAGGCGGCTGCGGTTGCTCCGGAATCCACCGGAGTTGCGGAGGCAAGAGCCGTGACACCGGCCTGACCATACCGCTCAAGTATTTCTCTCGGCGTAGCCTTTTGAGCTCGCGCAAAGAATCTTTCCGTATTCCGGAAGTTGCCTCTATGTTTGATCCGGATCACGGCTCACCACCTCCTTTCTGCTATCCTTTACTGTTCAGCCTTGCGCGACGAGCCTTGTTCATTGCTGTACGCTGCTCCATCATGTCTCGCCGATTTTGCTTCTTTTTCGGAGCATTCTTGGCGTTACATACCCGGATAAGCGTCAGCAATGTGTTCAGGTGCCACTTTCGGCACTCCCAGGGGATATTCAACGAAATCATCCAATAGTAAATTACCTCGGATGTAATGACCTCTCTGTGCGGAGGTCCGGCTTTATCTTTATCGCTGAACCATGTTGCTGTCATTGGAGCTTCGATATAGTCATTGATCTTGTCCATCACCTCATCGGTGATTCCGTAATAAACGGCTGGATCAACATGCTGTGTCAGCGTCATACAGCGAACATAGTCAATACATTCTTCAGCAGTTTTCGGGTTCTTGCCCAGAAACGGCTTGTTCCATTTCTGTTCCCAACGATGAATAGAGACCAACGAATGCTCCAGCTGCAAGGTGGTTTCCTTGGTCGAGCCGAAAGTATTGGTCCTTTCATCGAACCATTCATACCCCGGTATCGTAACTGGCAGCATTCATTACACGACCTTTATTCAACCGGGACCAGATTTGGGGTGTTGAGCTCATCCTTGGCAGCCTTCGCTTGTGCGATAGCATCCTGGGGCAGGATGGCTTCGATGAACTCCGAGGCCTTTTTGGGATCGAGCAGTTCCAGGAACAGCACGGTGTAAGCCTCCGTCTGGGTGAACCTTGTAGAGAGTTCGGGCGATTTGATGAAATGCTTGCCGTCCAGAGACTTCTCGCCGTAGGCCTTCATGATGATTTCCTTGAAGGTCTTGGAAATGCTTGCCATATCCTGCTCGGCGACCAGCTTCTGGATCATGTTGGTCATACCGCCGTTGATGCCCATTTCCATCTCCAACACTTCCGCCTTGGAAAGGTTGAAGAGGAATTCCTCGGTCCTCTCGTTATCGTTGTAGTCGGTATAGGTGATCTTCTTCTTAAGCATCTTTCATTTCTCCTTTCAAATAGTGTGGGTGCGTCCCCTCCGGCGTTACCCACGAGTGTATCCCTCCGGCTCTGTTGCCGGTTCAACCGTTTTCTTTGTCAGAGATCAGGTGCCGCTGACAGCCTTAAGAGCAGTCAGGATCTCATTCGGGGTGGGCAGCTTGGCAGCCGCGGAAGTGCTGCCATACAGCAGGTTCTCCAGAGCAGCCATCTTGGCCGCACCCAGCTTGGTGGAGTCGAACTCCAGCTTCGCGGTGGGCTTGTAACCGGTCATGGGCACGGGAGTACCCTCGGTGTCCCAGCTGAAGGGGCTGGCTTCGGGAGAATCGTTCACGGTGTCGTGAGCCTTCTCGGTGGGGGAAGCGCTCAGGCCATACGCGACATGGATCTTGTAGCCCAGCTTGTCGGTGTTGGCGTTGCCGATCTCGGTACGCCAGGACAGACCGAACTTCTTTCGATTCTGCTGGCCGACATACATGCCGGGGATGGGCTGCTCGGAGCCGTCGCAGGCCGCGAAGGAATCGGGATAGGTATACGCCTCGATGCTGGCGTGATACTCCTCAGCGCCGCGGATGCCGGCGTAGTAGATGCCGTCAGCGTACATCTTGTTGATGTCGGCGCCTTCGGGCTGATCGGTGACATTGGTCAGGCCATTCCAGGCCTCGCCATCTTCGTAGGTGCCGTTGTCGGCCATCGGATACAGAACGCCCTGAGATACGCCATACTCATACTTGCGATTTTCGGCCTCATCCCAGGTCAAACGAGCGGTGTTAGGCATGGTATTATCCTCCTTGGTTTAGTAGTAGAGTGTGAAGACATCGTGATGAAGATTGTCGTTGATGAAGTAGCGGTCGTGGACGCACATCGGAAGCTCGGCAATCTTGTCTGGAACGGGAGACTCTGGATCTCTGTGGATCACCGTGACCGAATACCGATTGGCATGATGATAGGGCTTGTTGTTCGCAAATCTGCTGTCGATTTTTTCCCTCTTATACACAATACAGTCATAGGTCATCTTGTATCCCGTTGGCGGTTGGAAGTAGACGTTCCTGGAGCCAAGAGCGTCGCACAGGATTTCATGCAGATCAAGCCGTTGGTCCATTGTAGACACCTCCAATCGTTAAAAGCAGACGGGGATTCTGGACTTCCACATTCGTGACCTTCCAATAAACCCCCATCCACTTTACATAACGAATGGCAAAGAAGTGCTGATAGGCGTAGGGATCTGCAACGACGCTCAAGCTGTTGTTCACAGTCACGTCATCGTTGACGCTATCGCCGGAAACGAGCTTCCTGACACTACGAAAAACGTCACCGGAGTAATTGCGCTCGGTGACGACTTCCTCATGAATGCCCGGCCTCATTTCCTGCGTTTCAACGTAACCTACCGGACCGTAAAACTTTGCCATTTTGACGGTTCACCTCAATCAGCCTTCGTCGGTCACATCCATCTCCAGCGCGATGGCGGAGAAGGGACGGGTCAGAGCGCCGGAGCAACGAGTCTCCAGCAGGCTGACTTCCTGGTTGAAGTTGATGTCGAAATCGGTGAAGTGGGTGATCTCGCCACCCTTGGTGGCACCCAGGCTGTAGTCGGTGAAGTTCACCAGCAGGCCCAGCAGCTCGAAGGTGTGCTCGGTTCCGCTCACGGTGGCGGTACGGGTCTTGCCCTCATACTGCTCGGCGGTGATGATCTCGTTGACATTCAGCGCAGCCTTCAGCTCGTTGACATTGTCATAGATCCGGCGGCCGTTCAGGTCACGGGCCAGCAGCATCACGTTCACCAGGTGCGGCGTGCACAGGAAGTCGGGGTTGCCGGAACCCTTGTACTTCTCACGGGCATACAGCAGGCTCTGGATGATCGCCTCGGCATACACGTAGTTCTCGCCAAAGTTCGCGGTGGAATTGGTGCCGGTCAGTTCAGTGCGCATGGCATCGATGTCAACCGTCTTGTGCATGCAGTACATCTCATCGTCCAGCCAGATCGGACGGATCTTGGTGCCGTCAATAGCGGTATCGCCGCTGCGGCCGTCGCCAATGGTGATCTGGCGGGCCAGCTCCTCGTTCAGGTTCATGCGATCCAGGCCATACATGTAGGCGACGATATCGAAATCGGTGATGTCGATGATGTCGTCACGATCCAGCTTGGAGCGGATGTATACGGTAACGGGATCGGTGGTGCGGCTCAGGATCGGCAGAGAACCGGCGTCGGTCTTCTGGGTGCCCTTCTTGTAGCCCTTGGCCCGGCGATTGGTGATGTCACGGACATCGGCCTGACGGGTGCGGATGCGGCTGATGGGGCTCTTGTGAACCTTTGCCAGAACCTTGCCGATCCAGCCCTGGTCGGTAGTCAGCAACTCGGGAGCGCCAGGCTTGATGTCCTTGTACTCCGGAAACAGCTGAGAGATGTTCTGGATGTTGTCAGCGGCGGAATGGGCGAGCTCATCCTTCTTCTGATCGACGAAAGCCTGATAGGCCGCCTTCAGGCTGCCGCCGCCATAGCTCTTGGCCAGCTCAACGATCTTCATGCCGTCAGCGTGGGACAACACGGCATCGGTCTTGATTTCGGTCTCCTGATCGAAAACGTTCCTCTTCATTTCGGTTTCCTCCTCTTCGGAATTGTGCTTGACTTCGGGGCCTTTGGAATCGCCCGAAGGTTCATCGTCGGGATTGACGATGTTGTCAATGACGTAAGCGACGGCATTCTTCTGTTTTTCGTTGAGGGTGTTGAGCACATCCTCAATGGTTTCTTTGTCGTCTTTCTTATCGTCATTCTTGGGATTCTCATCATCCTTCTCTTCAGACTCGCCATTGATGTGCTCGACCTCAGAAGGCTTGGAATCCCCATCGGCGTGTTCTATATCGGAATAAAGCTCGATGCTTTCGCCGGTGTAAATGATGCCCTGCTCGAAATCCTCAGTCGTGGAACCGTCGCCGTGTACGACCAAAGAATCGATGAATGCGCCGGGATTCGCTCCGGCGTAGACGAGGCTGATTTCGCGAATCATGCCGTGAAGAACGGTCTTGGCCTGCTCCTTAAGGTGGTTGGCATAGATGGACAATGCGGTGATATCGCCATGAAGCACAGCCTTTTTGGCATTGACGCCGCTTTCGGTGTCGTTGAAGAAGCATTCAGCACGCATGCTGCCGTCCTGGCTGTGAAGAATGCCGTAGCCGAGAACGCCGTCAGGCGTCGCGTGATTGTGGTTCCATACCAGCGGGACCCTCGCGCCGTCCTGATGGGCAAAGGCGTTCCTGGCGATCGTGCGGCCGTCAGAGCAGCGCATGTCTGCCCGAGTTGCCCAGCCTGCAAAATCGTAGTGATTACCCATTTTGACCCGTCTCCTTATCTTTGTTGTTGTCCTCCGACCCCGGCCCGGAACTGGCTGGCAACAAAGCCTGCTTGTCGTCGGCGGACGCGCTCAGATTCTTATTCCTAAGTACGTCGGCTTTCGGATCGCTGCTGGGCTTCATGCCGATAATTTGCCTGATCTCATTAGAGGTCATGATCTCGTTTCTTGTGAACTTGTCAGCGATTTCCGCGATGTCGTTCACGGGAACGAGCTTAAAGGGGTCTCGGAAGAAGGTGATGGTTTGCCGCTGAGAACGGGCAGTCTGCGTAAGAAACTTGCGATTCATCTCATCGACAATAGCCGAAAGAATCGGCTCGATAGTCCGATTGAAATAATTCAGCATCGTCTTCTCATCCGCTGTGCCATCCATGATGGCCTGCGTAATGCCAAGCTGGCTGAAGAACATTCCAATCAGATACTCGATCTGCTTCATCAGATTGTTCTCGACGGGGCGATTGAGCTGCGTGATATGCTCGGTACCGTCCGTGTACGCAATGCCATATTTCCCCTCGGAAAGCTGCTTCTCGATGTCTTTCCGGCGCTTCTCGGCCTGCTCTCTGCGGGCTTCAGTTTTGATGATGTAGGGGAGCTGAATGATCAGATCGAGCTTTCCACTACTGGTCTGTTCATCAACGACATCCAGTAGATTCAGCTTCCTGGTCAGGCGCTGATAGATGGAATTCGGCTCGTTCATCACGGCATACATCGGGTTTTCAATAAGAGGCACAGTCGACTTGGGGATGACGATATTCTGCCTCCGACCGATGTTCTCATTGTAGACCTCAACCTTCACATGTCGCGGATACCATTCCACAACTCTTCCTGTACGAAGCGTGTAGATCTTGAAGTTTCCGGAATCTTCCGGCTCGTCATCCGCGTCTGTTGGAACGGCGGCAACACATCCTTCATCGAGCATGCTCGCTACGAGATCCTGAATAAAGGCTCTTCCGGTCTGGTCGATGTTGGCCTCGATCGTAAGACAGTTGTTGAGGTCTGAATCGATGGTTTCCTTATACCTGCCATTTTCGTCGAGTCGCACATGGCGAATACTCATTGCTGCCGCATCCATGGCAATTCGATTGTAAACAGCGGTAACGATAGAACGCTCGTTTCCTCTGGAATACCTCATGCGATCCGGCCGGTATCCATACGATGGGCCGATGTTATAACCGATGGTGGGGTCCTTGTTCTTGAATGTGTTCCAGGCGCGTTTGAGCCTGTCCATCAAAGCCATTTCTGTTTCCTCCTATATCTGTGAATTGGGAAATAAACATAAAAAAAAGACCGCAGGTGTTTGCCTACGGTCAGAAATAGGGGATTGGTCAGAGCTTGGTCATCTGATCCTTTTTACAGTCGTACAGCGGGCGCTCTCCGGGATAAGCATCCGGATCGTCGACATGACCCTTTTTATCACTCTGAACTGTATAGATGGTTATCCCATTGTCATCGTAGATGTCTACGATATCACCTGTCACGCCCTTATCATTGATGCGGACGTGGTCAAACAGCTGAAAGGCCATATCAATCCTCCTTCAATCGTCTATCGACGTAAGCTGTGATGAACCGCGGAATTTCTTCCGGTCCATCCTTTTGCCATACGGTTCGGAAGAGACTTTGATTCGTAACTCCGAGTCGCATTGGAATGCTGAATCTTTCTCCGTTCTTACCTTTCGGCTGAGAATCGATCTTCTTCGATAAATCGAAATTGGATTCAATGTCCCGGAACAGTCGATCGGCATCAGTTGGTTTATACCCAACGTCAAAGAACTCTTTGGCGTGCTCTGTTCCCTCTTTTAGGCAATAGGAACTGAATTTCCGCTGATCTGCGGTAAACCCCTTCGAGCTATGATACACGCCATCTATTATTTTAGCAGCTTCTTCAGCTTTTTCAACCTTGGATTTGGTTGTATGGCCAAGCTGCTCAGGTGTTCGGCGAACGCCCCACTTCATGCCTTTGACACCATGATGACAGAGGACGCCGCCCAAGTAATGCTCGTAAATCATTCTCAGTTAAACGCCTCCCGATTGATTTTGTAGGCCACATATCCGTCCAGCATGGCGGCGACGGCATCGATTTTCTGCTCGTACCGTTTCTTGAGGAGCTTCCGATTTCCGTTTGTGTCCTCAAGCGCGATACAGTTGCCCATGGCAAATGTCATCAGCGTCTCGTCGAAAATCAACATCCTTTCTTCAGACAGCTTTTTCAACTCGCCCAGCGGTACGGATTCTGTTCTGGCACCCTGAATGACTTTCTCGATACCATAACTGCCATTTTCATTGGCCCACCTGGCAACAAAGTCTTTGGCGTTATAGGGATCGTAGCCAA